GATATGGGGCGGCTGGGCGATCGCCCAGCTGATGGGACTGGACGGCGGCCGCGGCCTCTCAAAGGCCGACTGCTCGGCGGCCCAGAAGGCGGTACGCAACCGCGTCCAGAACATGCTCGCCATCCTGGAGAAGAACAATGCCGTCATCCGCATCCGCCGCATCGACGAGCACCGCCACGAAAAGGAGTTTTATGGAGCGCCAGGCGATGGCCAGGAGGAACTGCCGTTATGATCGAAGTCGGAATCGCAATCGTCCAGCGTGGGCAGACATATCGGTGTGTCGAGGTTCAACCGTATGTTCGCAAGGACGGCATGCCCGCCGCTCTTGCCGTCATGGAATCGGACTGCAAGCGATGCGGTTCGCCATTCCACTTCCGCATATCCGTGAATACCGCCGCCGTTCATGGCTTCAATCGCCGCTGTGCCCGGCATGCCATCCGGAGGCGAAAATGAGTTGCGGCAGTCGTAAAATGATGACTGCCGCAGACTGCCGCAAACCTACCTTCGCCCGGACTGCGGCAGTCGTGGCGGCGGAGGGGATATATATTCTGGAAGAATATATCCCACTGCCGCAACTACGCTGTCCGCCGCAAGAACGGGTGCGGCACTCGTAAAAATGACGACTGACGCAAGCCCTGTTTCATGTGAAACCAAAGGAGAGCAAAATGAACGCACCCAACACGACCGAAACCGCCAAGCCGGCGCCCGATACGCTGCGCCAGGACATCGAGGCCGAGATCACTCGCGGGCTCGCCAAAATGCATTCTGCGGCTGCAACTTCGCCGATCGGCGACGTCGAGCGGTTCCTGCATCAGGGCGAGGCCATGCTCGAGGTCGCGCGGCGCCGCCTGATCGAGCTCGAGATGCGCTTCGGCCAGAAGCGCCGCGTGCTGGTCAACAGGCTGTCGGACGACCTGGTGCGGCTCGAGAACGAGCACCAGGCGGCCGTGCAGCCGGTGCAGGGCATGATCGCCCGCCTCGAGGCGTTGCGGCACGGATGATGCCCGATCTTGCCTGGTGGGGCATGGCGGTGGTGGCGGCATTGCTCGGCGGCTTCTTCGGCAAGGCGGTCGTCGATCTGCTCTTCAGGCGCGGAGACTGACCATGACCACCTTCGAGGCCTTTTTGCGTGGTGGCGCCAGGTCGCTGGTCGATCGGCTGCAGCTCGACGTCGAGAAGGAACGCCAGGCCGAGGCCAGGATGGTCGGTGAGGCATGGCGCGACCATGTCGCGCTGCCGGCCAACTACTGGCACGACCGCTGGCGGGCCGAGCAGAAGCTGCGATCGGCCGAGCGGTTCCTCGAAGCGTTGGAGGAAAGGCCATGAACGAGATCCTTCGAGATGTCGAGCTGGACGAGCGCGGCCGCTTGCGGGTGCAAGGCAAGGCGGTGGTCACCGAGGCGCCCAGGGACGGCAAATATTACGCGCGCCGCAATGCCGCCTGGGCCGACATCGCCAAGCTGCTCGAGGAGGTCGGTGGCGGCGGTGGCGGATCCTCATCAGGCGAAGGCGGCAACGGCGAGCAAGGGCCGCCTGGACCACAGGGACCGGCAGGGCCAGCCGGGCCACAAGGTGAACCCGGTGAGCCGGGACCGGAAGGGCCAGCTGGTGCCGATGGTGCGCCTGGCACCCCAGGCGCCAAAGGTGATCCTGGCGCTCAAGGGCCAAAAGGCGATACCGGCCCGCCTGGTGCAGAAGGGCCAGCCGGTCCGCAGGGTGCGACCGGCAGCACCGGTGCGCCAGGATTGCCCGGCCCGCAAGGACCGCCCGGCGCCGATTTCCCGGATGCGCCTTCGGACGGCAAGATGTACTTCCGCCAGAACGGCGCCTGGGTCGCGCTGACGACAATCGACCAGATCGGGGCATGAGATGGCAAACCCGATTGTTGTTGATCTCAGTCACCACAATCCGACGCCGGATTGGACCGCGCTTAAGGAAGGCGGAACGGTCGGCGTCATCCTGAAGGCGACCGAAGGCACGTCGTTCAAGGACAAAACGCTCTATGAACGCGGTGCTGCGGCGCGCAAGGCAGGGCTGAAAAGCGCGACGTATCATTTCCTTCGGCCCGGCTCGATCGCGGCGCAAATGGACTTCTACCTCTCGGTGGTCGATCCGCTGCCTGGCGAGCGTGTAGTGCTCGATCATGAGGATGCCGGCGTTTCCCTGTCGGCTCTCGAGCAAGCGGTCACCGCGCTGCTTGATCGGCGGCCGGATCTGCAGGTCGCGATCTATTCCGGTCATCTCATCAAGGAACAACTCGGCTCGAAACTCAGCGAAACGTTGGCCTCCAACACCAGCCTGTGGATCGCCCAATACACGAGCGCTGCCGCGCCTTCCTGGCCGAAAGGCACCTGGGCGACCTGGTCACTGTGGCAGTACACCGATCAAGCCCAGGTCGAGGGTATCTCGGCCAAGGTGGATGGCAATCGCTGGAACGGCACAACCGAGAACCTGCTGAAGTGGTTCGGTCCTGCCGGTGAGCCTATCCCCGAGCCTGTACCACCAGAACCGGAAGTGGCCGAGGTGCTGGTTACTATCACCACTCAGGACAACATGGTGGCCATGACCATGACGCCAAGCCCTGGCGTTAAGGTCAGGGTGCTGGTCGATGGCGAACCGGCATGATCGACGCGCTCGCCTTTTACAGCAGCAAGCAATGGCGACGTCTGCGTGCTGCCTATCGCAAGGCGCATCCGTTCTGCCAGCGGTGCGGACGCAGGACCGAGCATGTCGATCATGTCGAGGAGATCCGCCTGGCACCCGAACGCAGGCTGGACTGGCTCAACCTGCAGTCGCTTTGCCATGCCTGTCACAATGCCAAGACCGCCGCCGACAAGGCCGGCCAGCCATTGCGACCGCATGGTGGTTGCGATGTCGATGGAAATCCCACCGATCCACGCCATCCGTGGTCCAGCGGGGCGGGGAGGGGGGGGATTCGCGCCCACAGGCGCGTCCCGGTGGCAGCGGCCCGCAGTCTTCTGTTTGATTGATTCCCGATGGGATTGCGCGGCAAAGGAGCAAGCGAACGGCGGCAGGCAGCCGCAAAGCTCAAGCCGCGAAAACTGCCCTGGAAGCGCAAGGGACTGACCCGCGTCGGCCGCGTCATCGCGTTCCTGGAATTTTTGCCGATCACGAAGGGCAAGCTGATCGGCCGCAAACTCAAGCTGTTGCCGAACCAACGGGCCTTCATCGAGGATGTCTATGGCCGCACCGCAAGCAATCCTGTGAGGATCGGTGTTCTGTCCGAGCCGCGTGGCAACGGCAAGACCGGGCTGGTCGCCGGCCTGGCGCTCTGCCATCTGCTCGGTCCGGAATCGGAATTCCGCGGCGAGTGCTACTCGGCGGCGATCGACGGCAGGCAAGCGGGACTGATGGCCGACGAGATCGAGGCGGTGATCCTGCAGGTGCCCGAATTCGCGGCGGCGGTGAACATTCAACGCTGGCCGTATCGGGTGATCACCGTCAGGGACGGTGATGGCCAAGGGTCGAAATACGAGGTGCTGTCGGCCGATGCCCGCCGCGGCCACGGCCTGGCGCCGTCTTTCTGGGCCTATGACGAACTCGGCCAGGCGAAGGATCGCCGGCTGCTGGACAGCATGCAGACGGCGATGGGCAAGCGCAAGCGATCACTGGGCCTGGTGATCTCGACGCAGGCTGCCGATGACAATCACCCGCTCTCGGAACTGATCGACGACGGCCTCGCTGCCACCGATCCGTCAGTCTCGGTGCATTTGTTGAGCGCACCCGATGATGCCGATCCCTTCGATCCGCAGGTCATCCGTTCGGTCAATCCGGCATTCGGCAAGTTTCTCGACGAGGCCGACGTGATGGCGGAAGCCGAGCGCGCCAGGCGGATGCCGTCGTTCGAGACGGCGTTTCGCAACCTGCGGCTCAATCAGCGGGTGCGGGCCGAAGCGTCGTTCCTGTCGCCTGATGTATGGAATGCCGGTGCGGCTCCGATCCTGCCCGACATCTTCCGCGACGGACCGGTTTATGGCGGACTGGACCTGTCCACCCGCACCGATCTGTCGGCTCTGGTGCTGGCGGCCGAGGACGACAACGGCATCGTGCACCTGTTGCCGCGGGTGTGGACGCCGGCCGAAACGCTCGCCGATCGGGGGATGCGCGACCGGGCGCCTTATGTCGCCTGGGCCGAGGCCGGCCATCTGCTCACCACGCCGGGCAAGGTGCTGGACTATGATTTTCTCGCCGCCGACATCGGCTCGCTGTTGTCAGGCATGGAGTTCGGCCGCATCGCCTATGATAGGTGGCGCATCGATGTCATGCGCCAATCGCTGGCGCGGCTGGGTGTCATGGTCGAAATGATGCCGTTCGGCCAGGGCTTCCAGTCGATGTCGCCGGCGATCGACGTATTCGAGGAACTGGCGATGGCCGGCAGGATCCGCCACGGCGGCCATCCACTGCTCACCTGGTGCATGTCGAACGCGATTGTCGAGCGGGATGCGGCAGGCAACCGCAAGCTCAACAAGGCCAAGTCATTCGGCCGCATCGACGCCGCGGTGGCGGCGGTGATGGCGGTGGCGGCGCTGAAACTGCAGACCGCGGACGACCTCAGCAACGCCGCGATCGTGTTCTGAACATTTGTTCGTTGACAATTTGCAATTTCGCGAGTCCGGGCGTATTTTGCGGCAATTCCGGCGACGGTGGGGCGCAAGCCTGTAAATCCGGCTGAAGGCTTTTTCCTTCGGATGGCAGTGCCGGTGGCGGACAATCAGACACATCAATCGACCAGAAACCGGCCCGGCAAGACTGAGCGCGTCGACGAGTCGTCCGATCGCAAGGACGACACGCGCGAGATCCGCCAGGGGGCCGCGTCATGCCCGACCTGATCTACCGCATCGCAAAACAGTCTGACGCCGATCCGTTCGAATATGTCATGTCCGAGGAATCGGTCGACCGCATGGGCGACGTCATCCAGGCCGATGGCTGGGATCTGGCCGACTTCAAGCGCAACCCGATCGGGCTGTTCAACCACCATGCCGATGCCATCATCGGCCGCTGGGAGAACGTCCGTGTGCTCGGCCGGCAGTTGAGGGCGCGCTTCGTGTTTGCCGAGGAAGGCACCAGCCAGATCGCCGACACCGCGCGCAAGCTGTGGAACCAGAAGATCCTGCGCGGTGCCTCGGTCGGCTTCCAGGCGGTCAAGCGCGAGCCGCTGCACAAGGACGCCGATCCGCATTTCGGGCCGTTCCGTTATCTCAAGCAGCAATTGCTCGAGTGCAGCCTGGTGTCGGTCCCGGCCAATCCGAATGCGCTGCCCGTCATGCGCAGCTATCACCTGCTCCCTGAAATTTCCCGGCAGATCTTTGGCAAGCCTGCATCACAGGATCGCGCCGTTTCCCGCGTGCCCGCAAAACCTCCCGCATCTTCCGGAGGGAAACCCATGTCTACGCTCGCAAAGCGCATCGAGGCGGCGCAGTTCGACCTCAACGCATTCCGCGACCAACTTACCGAACTGTCGAAAAAGGACGATCCCGCTGACGACGAGATCGCACTCATCGACGAACTCCAGGACAACCAGATCCCGGCCGCCGAGCAGAACTTGGCGCGGCTGGAGCGCATGGAAAAGACGCTCGGCACGCACGCCGTCGAGCGGCAGGATGGCGATAGCCAGCAGGTCGCCGTGTCGGCCAGTCGTCCGTTCGCGCTGCCGAAAAAGAAGGTCGAGCCGGCCGACTACATGTTCCGCGCTGTTGCTGCCGGCGTTCGTGCCTTCGGTCGGCAGGAACCGCTGGAGCATTCGCTGCGCGAGATGTATGGCGCCGACGAGGCCACGCAGATCGTGCTGAGGGCCGCCGTCAATCCGGCGCGGACCGATATCGCCGGTTGGGCCGCGGAACTGGTGCAGACGGTCAACATGGGATTCCTCGACCGGCTGATCGGCGCTTCGCTCTACGGACCATTGGCAGCGGCGGGATCCCGCTACGATCTCGGCCGCAACGGTTCGATCAAGATTCCGGCCAGAGCCAACACGCCGAAGGCGGCCGGTGCCTGGGTTGGTGAAGGCGCGCCGAAGCCGGTCAAGCGGATCGGTCTCAGCACGGTTTCGCTGATTCCGCACAAGCTGGCGGTGATCACCACCTTTACCGAGGAGATCGCCATGTCTTCGGTGCCGGCGATCGAAGGCCTGCTTAGGAAAGCAATGGCCGACGACACATCGGAAGCGCTGGACGGCTACCTGATCGATAACGTTGCCGCTTCGGCGACCCGGCCAGCCGGCCTGCTCAACGGCGTGACCCCGCTGACGCCGGCGTCCAGCGGCACGACGCTCGAAAAGATCGTCACCGACCTCAATGCGCTGATCACGCCGATGGAAGCGGCGGGCGGCGGCGGCAATGTGGTGCTGCTGATGAACCCGGCGCAGGCGCGGCGGATCGGTATGAGCCAGACGTCGACAGGCGACTTTGCCTTTGGCAGTGCAGAGCAGGCGGCTTCGAAGATCGGCGCCACCCGCATCGTCTCGTCGATCACGGTGCCGACCGGCACGGTCATTGCGGTGGATGCCGACTGGTTCGCCACCGCGACCGGGGATTCGCCGCGCTTTGCCGTGTCCAACGAGGCCACGCTGCACGAGGAGGACACCACGCCGGTGGCGCTCGGCACCCCTGGCTCGCCGAACGTCGTGGCGGCGCCGATGCGGTCGCTGTTCCAGACCGACAGCGTAGCGATTCGGCTGTCGCTGTTCGTCACATGGGCAATGGTACGGCCTGGCATGGTGCAGGTCGTCCCTGGCGTCGGCTGGTGAGTTGATTGCCCCAACTGAAGGGCTGCGCCTGGCGCAGCCCGCTTTTCATGCAAAAGGGAGTCCCCAATATGGCTGATGAAACCAAGGTCATCGAGGCAATCGCCGGACCCTACAAGGGCCAGCGGCTGACACTGCCGACCGCTGACGCCGACCAGGCGATCGATGACGGCTGGGCGAAGGATCCGTTTGAACCGGTGGATCCGGACGCCGAACCGCCGGAATTCGACCAGGAGGCAAATGACGCCATGATCGTTGCAGCAGAGAAGGCCGCCCGGAAAATGCGCGGCGAGGAAGACGAAGACGCCAAGGGCAAGAAGGCCAAGGCTGCCAAGGACGACGCCGCCGCGAAAGACAAGGCGATGGAAGCTGACAAGCCGGCAGCCGGTTATTCGACCCGCAGCACCAAGAAGTGACGGGCCGATGGCGATGCTGGATCCGGTCCGGCGCGCCTTGCGCCTGTTCGATCGCCGCTCCATCGAAAGCGGCGATCCAGGCGTCGAGGGCCAACCGAAGACTGGGCCTTGGCATATCCTCAACCAGGGCTGGCTGCCGGAACCGTGGGGCTTCTGGAATTTCTGGCAGATGGATCTCGATCCGCTCAAGGGCGGATCGTCGCCGGTGGTCGAGGCCTGCATCGCCGCCTATGCGCAGACCATCGCCATGTGTCCCGGCGAGCACTGGTGGGCGCTGGAGAACGGCGGCCGCGAACGGATCACGACATCGGCGCTATCGAGGATCCTGAAGCGGCCGAACGACTACCAGAGCCGGTCCGATTTTCTGCTCGATCTCGCCAGTGATCTCTATCGCCACGGCAACACCTACGCGCTGGCCACCCGCAACGACCGTTACGAGGTGACGGCGCTGCATCCGTTCGATCCTGCTCAGTCTCGTCCTGTCGTCGGATCGAACGGGGCGATCTTCTACGAGCTCGCCGGCAATACCGTGCTCGAGGGTGACCGTTCCTTCCTCGGTCAGCAGCGCAGCCGCGCCGGCATCGTGGCACCGGCCCGCGACGTCCTGCACATCAAGCTCGAGCCGGAAGCATCCGCACCGCTCACCGGCATTCCGCCATCCAGGCACGCCGCCGCCGCGGTGGCCGCGCAGCGCGCCATCAGCGGCCAATTGATCCAGTCTTTCGGCAATCTGAACCGGCCGGCTGGCGTCATCGAAACCGAGCAGAACATCTCCCAGGACCAGGCCGCCGGCTGGCGGCAACGGTTCAATGATGCATGGAAGGGCATCGACAATCTCGCCGCCGGGCCGCCGGTGCTGACCAACGGCTTCAAATGGAAGCCTGTTTCGATGTCGGCCAAGGATTCCGCGCTGACCGAGGCTGCGCGGCTTACCCAGGACGAGATCTTCGCGGTCTATGGCGTGCCGCCGGCCATCCTCGGCCTCACCGATCGCTCTTCGTTTTCATCGACCGAGGCGCTGATGCAGTTCTGGCTGGCGCGCGGGCTCGGCTTCGCCATCAACCACATCGAGGTCGGCCTCGATCATTTCTTCGGCCTCAAGGGCTGGCCGGACGAATGGGTCGAGCTCGACACCAGGGCGCTGCTGCGCGTCGCCTACAAGGACCGCATCGAGGCGCTGGCGCGCGGCGTCCAGGGCGGCATCTACGCGCCCAACGAGGCGCGCAATTCGGAAGACCTGCCAGATGCGCCGTTTGGCGACGAGCCGCGCGTGCAACAGCAGGTCGTGCCGCTGTCGGCCTGGGATAAGGCAAAACCGGAAACGCCGCGGCCGGAAGCGCCGGCAGCGCCGCCGCCGGCGCCCGAAGCGGAAGAGCAGCCCGAAGAGGAGGAAGAAGAACGCGATCTACCGGCGGCCTTCACACGGGGAATCGACGATGCCAACCGAACAGCGGCTTGAGGATCTCGCCTATACGATCGGCCGCCGCTTTGCCGAGGAACGCGAGCGGCTGCTGGCCGATTTTAACCAGCACAAGATGGCGCTGCAGCTGGAGGTCGAGCGGGCAATCGGCGTGCTGCGCGATCGCCTGGCCGAACTGAAAGACGGCGAACAGGGACCACGCGGCTTTACAGGCGATTCCGGCGAGGCCGGGCCGCCGGGACCGCCAGGCGAATCGATCAAAGGGGACGCGGGCGAGCCCGGTACGCCGGGGGAGGCGGGACCGCCAGGACGTGATGGCCATGACGGTGTGGATGGTGCCACCGGCGAGTTGCGTGGCCTCTACGACAAGGCCGAAGCCTATTGCAAGCTCGACCGGGTGTCGTTCAACGGATCCGAGTGGATCGCCAGGCAGGACGATCCCGGTCCATTGCCCGGCGACGGCTGGATGCTCGGCGCCCAAGGCAAGCGCGGCAAGCCGGGGATCGGCATCCAGGATGTTTCGGTGAAGGACTACGCATGCGTGCTAGAGCTCACCAACGGCAAGTCGGTCACCGTCGATCTGCGCAGCATGTTCGAACGCTACGAGCAGGAGCGCGGCGGATGAGCTGGAACCCAACCGTCGACTACACCGCGTTGCCGCTGGCGCTGCTGCCGCTGGTCAAGTTGCATTGCCGCGTCGATTTCCCTGACGACGACGAGATCATCAAGACCCATACGGCGATAGCCATCGATTACTGCGCGAATTTCTGGAGCTTTCAGATCTTCGGCGCCGAGGGTGCGTGGTCGCCGGATCTGTCGACCGGTGCCTCGCGCTACCAGTGCCCGGTGAAGCCGGTCAGCGATTTCACGATCTCGTCCGGCGGCGTCGACGTCAAAGCCGAGTACCAGCTGGAAAGCGGGGCGATCACCGAGCCGGTCTGGCTGGTCAAGAAGGATGGCACCGCCTTTCCGGCCGATGCGCTGATCACGCTGACGGCAGGATATGCGGAGGCAACCGGCATGCCGCCGGCAATGCTCGGCGGCATCCTGCGGACTGCCGCGCTTGTTTACGAACACCGCGAAAGTGTCACCGCCTACTCGCTCGACAGCGTGCCGTACTGGCTGAACGACATGCTTGGCGGACTGTGGACACCGCGAGCGTAGGAGGAGCCTATGCCCGCGAAGTTCGGCGCCGGACAGATGATCGAACTGGTCGCGTTCGACCAGCGCAAGGATGAAGAGGACGAATATGGGAATGTCATTTCGACCTGGGTCGAGCAGTTCCAGCAGCACGCCAAGTTTATCTATCTGCGCGGATCGGAAACGGTGATGGCGGCGCGTCTGGAAAGTCAGGAGGCGATGGTCATGCAGGTGCGTCGCTGCGCCGACACGCTGCGGATTGGATCGGCATGGCAGGCTCGCGATGTGCGCCGCGGTACCGCCTACAACATCCAGGCCGTCGAGGAAGATCGCAGCCGCGCGCTGATTGATCTTCTGGTCGAGGGCGGCGTGGCGACAGGCTGATGGCGTGTGTCGGATGCCAGCAGCGCCGCGAGGCGATCAAGGCGATGGCCGGCAAAGTCGGCGCCATCGTGTTCGGAGGAAGGAAACGCAAGCTTGCAGACAGTTTCCTGGTCGATGAAGGCAAGAAAGGCGATCCGGCTGGGCTGGATCCGGCGGCGCCTGATCCCGGCATCGGAGCCGGTGTCGCCGCGCCCGGTGGTGATGCTGGAGCCGCTGGCGAAGCAGGCACGTCTAGAGGGTCGAATGGCGGGGGCGGCTACTGATGGCGACGCCTGAACTGGAAATGCAGGGCGCGATCGTGGCGCGGCTGAAGGCGGATCCGGCAGTGGCCGCCCTGGTCAATGGCCGGATCTACGACAGCGTGCCGGCATCAGCGGCATTTCCCTATGTCACCATCGGGCCGGTCGACAGCGTCGACGACACGGCCGACTGCATCGCCGGCCTGCTGGTGGCGCAGCAGATCGATTGCTGGTCGCGCGGCGTCGGCTATCCCGAAGTCAAGAAGATCGTCGATGCGGTGCGCGCCGCGCTGCACGACCGCGAGCAGGACATGCCGCTTGCCACCAACGGCATGGCCTATTTCGAGCACCGCAACTCTCGCATTGTCCGTGACCATGACGGCCTCACAAGTCACGGCATCCTGTCGTTCGAGGCCGCCATTGAGCGACGTTAACTGGAGGAATTCAGTTGCAGGCGAAGTGCTTTTATCCGCTGCCGATGCTGCCGCAAACGGACGGTGTGATAGTCATTGATCTTCTTTCTGCGTTCGGGATCCGCATAGCGCCGATCATCGCAAACGCGCTGAATTTCGTAGCGCTGGGCAAGATGGTTTGCGCGCCAGGCCTTCCATGTTTCGGCGCGCCTCGCTTTGGCACATGCTTCGCAATAATAGGGCCGGCTGCGGCTGCGTCTGGCCGTATCCGATCCGCATCGCTCGCACGCTATCTGATCACCGAGTTTAGGCAAGCCGCGCTCGGCGCGCTTGCGGTGGTGTTCGCGCAACTCGAATACGCGACGGCATTCGCGGCTGCAGTATTTCGACGGACCATGCCGCCGTTTCTCGAACTCTTTCCCGCAAATCACACACGTAACCAGCATTAGGAAAGGATACTACAATGGCGCAACCTACGACAGCCAAATTCGGAAAGATGCTGATCGAGATCGGCGACAGTGCCGTGCCGCCGGTTTATTCGGCACCGTGCGGCTTTACGTCGAAGGGCTGCACGATCTCCAAGAACCTCCAGGAGATCAACATTCCCGATTGCGACAACCCGGATGATCCGATCTGGGTCGGCCGCGACGTGCAGAGCCAGTCCTGCACCATTACCGGCGACGGCGTGGCAGCGGCCGAGTCAGTTCCTGACTGGGACGATGCCGCCATGTCCACGGACAGCATTCCGATGCGTGTGACGATCGACTTCGAGGCGGTCGGATCCAAGGTGATCGAAGGCAAGTTCCACGTCGACAGCGAGGCCTTCGCCGCGGATGCCGGCGGCCGTGTCACGCTGGCGATCAACGCCACGTCTGACGGGCCTGTGACCGCCACCTGGACGGCCGGACCATGAGCCGTATCGGTCGCATAACGGCGCTGTTCGGCGGCGAGGAATGCGACTTCCGGCTGGCATGGGGCGAACTGGTCGAGTTGCAGGAAAAGCGCGATGCCGGGCCTGCTGTAGTGCTCGCCCGCCTGTCGCTCGGCCAATGGCACCTTCAGGACGTGATCGAGACGATCCGACTCGGCCTGATCGGAGCCGGCATGGATGCCGCACAGGCGGCCAAGCTGGTGCGCACCAACGTCGAGCAGAAGCCGTGGGATCTCGGCGGCGAGAACGGGCTTGTTGTCCTGGCGGTCAGGATCCTCGCCGCCGCCACGCACGGCGTCGAGGATGAGCCGGTGGGAAAAGCGGGGGAGGGTCGGAACGGGTCGACGACCTTCCCAACGGAAAGATCCGTTTCGGAGCCGTCCTTGGCAACGCCGTCCTGATGGGCATCTCGCCGAACGACTGGCGCAAGATGAGCATGTGGGAAATGGCTGCGGCGAGCGAGCGGTGGGTCGCGGCGCACGACACCGAAAGCCACGACGACCGCAAGGGCAAGCTGGACGAGGCCGAGAAGGACGAGATCTGGGCCTGGATGCAACAGAAGGGCGCCACCGGCAGGAAGCGAAGCAATGGTACAGGGACTGGATAAGGTCAGGCGGCGGCTGGTCGATGAGATACCCGCGCGTGTCCGCGCGGAATTGGAAACGGCAATGCTGCAGTCGGCCGACCTGATCGTCGGCGCCGCCAGGCTGCGGGTGCCGGTCGACGAGGGCGACGTGCGCGATTCCATCCGCCAGCACGGCGTCAGGGAAGGCAAGCGCGGCGGCCTCTATGTGGCGATCACCGCCGGCGACAGGACGACCGAAAACGATGGCTACCAGGTCGCGCGGCTTCTGGAGTTCGGCACTGTGAAGATGGCGGCGCAGCCGTTCATGCTGCCGGCCTATCGCGCCAATCGGAAGCGCGCCCAGGCGCGCATGCGCCGCGCCATGCGCGATGCGATCATGAAGGGGTGATGCCGTGGCCGCCGACGACGCAGCCGTAACCGTCACGCTACGGGCCGATCTAAAGGGCTACGAAGCGGCGTTGAAATCGGCAGTGCGCATGGCCGAGCGCGCCGCCAAGGCTGCCGAGGATGCTGTCGGCAATGTCGGTAAGGGCGGCAAGGGCGGTGGCACCAATGCCATCAACGACAACTTCCGCAAGTCGGCGAACCAGATCGCCAACGACGCGCGCATGCTGCAGTTCCAGTTGAATGACATCTTTTCCGGCATCGCGTCCGGCCAGGGCATCCGCGCCGTACAGCAGCAGCTTGGCCAGATCGCGCAGCAGCTCGGCGGCGGCGGATTGGCGCAGGGCGCTCGCACGCTTGGCTCGGCGATGGTCGCTATGGTCAACCCGATCAACTTGGCGGTGGTCGCGTTTGGCATACTGGCCACGGTGGCAGCCAGCTATTTCTTCGAGTCGGAGGACAGCGCGAAAAAGACGACCGACGCAATTCGCAAACAGGCCGACGCCGCCAAGAAGCTCGCCGACGCCTGGGGTGACATGATCCCTGGCCTGCGCCAGATCGCCAGCGAGGCCGAGGCCATCGTCAAGCAGATGGAATTGCTGGAAGCCGCTGGCCTTGTCGTCGACAAGCGCATGACGAAGGTCAACGAGCGGTTCGCCGATCTCGCCGACAAGTTCCCGTCCGATGCCAGCTATGCCTTCCGCACCGCGCTGGAAGAAGTCGATACCGCCGCCGACAAGATGTTCAAGACCATCGAGGACGGTGGCGACGACACGGATGCCTTCAACAAGTTTCAGAGTGAGATGGCAGACATCTTGCTGTCCGAGGGCGTGAAGGCGAACAAGGCGCTGGAAGCCGCGCTGCTCGATCTGCTCAAGACCTACCAGGATCTCCGCAAGGCGGCCAAGGAATTCCGCGAGGAAGCCGAGACGCAGATCAATCCGCCGGCTGTCGGTCCCGGTCGCGGCGGCGATCCGATGCCGGCCTATCGGCGCCACGGGGCTGAACTGGATGCAGCACTTGGCAACGCCGCTAACGCCATCGACAGTTTTGTCGAGCGGGTGATCCAGGCTGAAAGCGGCGGCAGCGCAACGGCCAAGAATCCGCTGTCGAGCGCGACCGGCGCCGGCCAGTTCATTTCCTCGACCTGGCTGGAGGTGTTCAAGCGCAACTTTGCCGCCGAGGCGGCAGGGATGTCCGATGCCGCCATCCTGGAGCTGCGTACCGATGTCGAGACGAACCGGCGCATGATCCGCGCCTATGCGACGGAGAATGCCCAGCTGCTGCTGCAGGCTGGCCAGGAGGTGAATGAGGCGGCATTGCAGTTGGCGCACTTCCTTGGTGCCGGCGGCGCGATCAAGGTACTGCAGGCCGCGCCTGGCACGAAGATCGCAAACATTCCGGGCATGTCGGCAGCGATCGCCGCGAACCCGTCGATCCTTGGCGGCGGCGCGACGCGCGAGGATGTCCTGGCTTACGCCGGGCGGCGTGCCGGGGCATCGACGACACCGAAACTGTCCGAGCAGGAGCGTGCGCTTAAGAACCTGCAGGAGTGGAACGTCGCGTCGGCCGAGCGTGTCAGGATTGAGAAAGAAGTATCCAACATCAATGCGCAGGTATGGCTGACCGAGTCTGAGCGCACCGCACAGGTCGAGGCGCTGCGCATTGCCGAAGAGGAACTGTTTCGGCTACGCCAGGCCGGCGTTCCTGTCACCGCCGAAATGGAGCGGCAGATCCGGGCGACGGCGCAGGCGACGGCCGAGGCGACACTCAAAAGCCAGCAAGCCGCCGAATTGCAAAAGCAGTTCGTCGAGAACCAGAAAAATGCGGCGGCCGAATTGGCGCAGATCAACCAGCAGTTCGCCGGCATCATCGGCGGTGGGCTATCTGGCTTCATCAATGACCTGATCGCCGGCAAGGACGCCGGCGATGCCTTCGCCTCGATGCTGCAGCGCATCACCTCGCAGCTGGTCGACATGATGGTGCAGCTGTTGATCATCAAGCCGTTGATGACGGCGCTCGGCGGCGGAATCGGCGGCGGCAGCATCCTTGGCTTCGAGGGCGGCGGCACGGTCGGGCTTTCCGGCCAGCCAGCAGGCAAGCGGCCAGCGGCGCTTTGGGCCAATGCGCCGCGTTATGCAGCCGGCGGCATGGTCGGGCTGAAGCCAGGCGAGGTGCC